CGCCGCATCGCCGCCCTCGAGGCGCGCCGCCGCGGCATGGCCGGCACCGTCGCCACCTCCTGGCGCGGCGTGCTCGCCGACGCGCTGCCCCAGACCAGCCGCAAGTCGCTGCTCGGCGAGTGAGGGCACAGGTGGAGTTCGACCCCGACGCGATCCTCGCGCGCCAGGCGCGCGCGCTCGCCCGCCGCCGCATCTGGGACGGCATCTGGAAGGACTGCTACGACCACGCCCTGCCGGGCCGCCCGGGCGAGACGGGCATCCCGATCTACGACGGCACCGCCCCGGATGCGGCCGAGCAGCTCGCCGCCTCGCTGCTCGCCGAGCTCACCCCGCCCTGGCTGCGCTGGTTCGGCTTCGTCCCCGGCCGCGCCGTGCCGGCCACCCTCGCGGGCGATGCCTGGGCCGCCGCACTGGAGACCGCTGCCGAGACCCTGCACGCCGAGATCGAGCGGTCGAACTTCACCGTCGAGATGCACCAGTGTTTTCTCGACCTGGTGATCGCCGGCACCGCCTGCCTCGCGATCGAGGAAGCGCCGCCCGGCGAACCCTCCGTCTTGCGTTTCGCTGCCGTGCCGCTCGCCGAGGTGACGCTCGAGGAGGGGCCGGACCGCAAGCTCGCCACCGTCTTCCGCAGCCTGCGCATGACGCGCGACGAGATCCGCGCCCGCTTCCCCGGCGCCGCGCTGCCGCGCGCGCTGCTCGGCCCGGAGGAGCGCGACGGCGAGCCCGCGCGCCACGAGGTGATCGAGGCGGTGATCCCGGATGGCCGCGGCTACGCCTACGCCGCACTGCTGCGCGCGGGCGACGAGCCGGCCGCGGTGCTCGCGCGCGGCCGCTTCGCCTCCTCGCCCTTCATCGCCTTCCGCTGGATGAAGGCGCCCGGCGAGACCTACGGCCGCAGTCCGGTGATGAAGGCGCTGCCCGACATCCGCACCGCCAACAAGGTGGTCGAGCTGATCCTGAAGAACGCCTCGATCGCGGTCACCGGGATCTGGCAGGCCGACGACGATGGCGTGCTGAACCCGGCCAACATCCGGCTCGTGCCGGGCGCGATCATTCCGAAGGCGGTCGGCTCCTCCGGCCTCACCCCGCTCGCCGCGCCGGGCCGGTTCGATGTCAGCCAGCTCGTGCTCGACGATCTGCGCGCGCGCATCCGTCACGCCCTGCTGACCGACCGGCTCGGCCCGGTCCAGGGCGCACGCATGACCGCGACCGAGGTGATGGAGCGTTCGGCCGAGATGGCACGGCTACTCGGCGCCACCTTCGGGCGCTTGCAGACCGAGCTGCTGACGCCGCTGATCGACCGCTGCCTGGCGATCCTGCGCCGCCGCGGCCTCGTCCCGGCCTTCGGGCTCGACGGCGGCATGGCGGGGCTGGTCTGGCGCAGCCCGCTCGCCCAGCTCCAGGCGCGCTCGGAGGCCTCCGGCACGCTGATGTGGCTCGAAGCGGTGCGTGCGCTCGGGCCGGCCGCCGCGCACACCGCCGACCCCGCCGCCGCCGCGCGCTGGCTCGCCAATCTGCTCGGCGTGCCGCCCGATCTCGTGGTCAGTGCCGCCGAGGAGGCGCATGCCCTGAAGACCGGCGCCGCAGCGCTCGCGGCCGTCACCGACGACGACGCCCTGCCCCGCGGCCTCGACCCGGCCGCCTGACGAGGACACAGCGATGGCTGACAATCTGATCGACATCACGCTCGAGGATGCGGGCGGCAAGCACGGTGCCGAGAAGCCTGCCGTGCGCGGCAAGCGCCCGCCGGAGGTGCCGGAGAAGTTCTGGGACGAGGAGGCGGGGCAGATCCGTGTCGAGGCGCTGCTCAAGTCCTATCTCGAACTCGAGAAGCGGCTCTCGCGCATGGTGCCGCTGCCCGAGGACGAGGCCGACGAGGAGGCGCGCAACCGCCTGCTGCGTGCGCTCGGCGTGCCCGAGACGCCGGACGCCTACACGATCGAGCCGCACCATCCGCTGCTGACACCCGATCCGGACGTGAACAGGCGCCTGCATCAGGCAGGCTTCACGCCGAAGCAGGTGCAGCTCGTGTACGACCTCGCCGGCGAGCGGCTGCTGCCGCTGATCGCCGAGGCCGCGCAGATGTTCGAGGCCGAGCGCCAGATCGAGCGGCTGAAGGATCATTTCGGCGGCGCGGAGCGCTGGGCGCGTGTCGCCAAGCAGCTCGCCGCCTGGGGCAAGACGAAGCTGCCCGAGCCGGTGTTCGAGGCGCTGTCCTCGACCTTCGAGGGCGTGCTCGCGCTGCACCGCATGATGGAGAAGAACGAGCCGGGCCTGCTGCGCGACGCCGAGCCGGGCGCCTCGCTCGGCGAGGACGAGCTCCGCGCGATGATGCGCGACCCGCGCTACTGGAAGAAGCGCGACCCGGACTTCGTCAGCCGCGTCTCCGACGGGTTCCGCCGGCTCTTCCCCGGCGAGCGCTGAGCCCGCCGACACCTGAACCCTCTCGGCTGTCCGCGCCGCATCGCGCGCGGGCGCCGGGCCGGGGCTTCCGAGCGCGCCCCTTCCCGCGCTCGCCCCGGAACCGGGACGGATGCGCGTTCCCCTTCCCCGCGCATCCGTCCCGCCTCCTTCGGCACGCTGTCGCTCCGACGGCGCGCCGGCCGGATGCCGGTCAACCGCCCCGGGCGGCCCGGCATCCGCGCGTGCGCTGAGCGGCCCCGTCCGGGACAACCGCGCGCCACACCCCGAACCCGCTCCGCAACCGAAATCAAGGAAACCCGATCGTGGCCACCTCGATCGACCAGGCCTTCGTCAAGCAGTTCCAGACGGAGGTGCACCAGTCCTACCAGCGGCTCGGCTCCAAGCTGCGCCCGACCGTCCGGTCCAAGACCGGCGTGAAGGGCGCCTCCACCGTGTTCCAGCGCGTCGGCAAGGGGGTCGCCGGCACCAAGGCGCGCCATGGCGCGGTGCCGGTGATGAACCTCGAACACGAGCCGGTCGAGTGCTTCCTCGCCGACTATTACGCCGGCGACTGGATCGACAAGCTCGACGAGCTGAAGATCAACCACGACGAGCGCGCGGTGATCGCCAACGCGGGCGCCTACGCGCTCGGCCGCAAGACCGACGAGCTGATCATCACCGCGCTCGATGCCGCGACGCGCGAGGCGGTCGGCGCGGGTGCCGGCCAGACCGATGATGACGGCCTGACCAAGCAGAAGATCCTGCTCGCCTTCGAGATGATGGGCGCGGCCGATGTGCCCGACGACGGCCAGCGCTTCGCGGTGATCGGCTGGAAGCAGTGGTCGGATCTGCTGCAGATCCCCGAGTTCGCCAATGCCGACTACATCGGCGACGACGAGCTGCCCTGGAAGGGCACCCAGGCCAAGCGCTGGCTGGGGACGCTGTGGATGCCGCATTCGGGGCTGACCCGGAACGGCACGCTGCGCTTCTGCTACTGGTTCCACCGCACCGCGATCGGCCATGCGGTCGGCGCGGAGGTGCAGACCGACATCACCTGGCATGGCGAGCGTGCCGCCTGGTTCGTCAACAACATGATGAGCCAGGGCGCGGTGCTGATCGACGCCGACGGCGTCGTGCGCATGCGCTGCCGCGAGTAGCGACCGCATCGCTTCACTCTCCCCTCTCCCACACCGTGGGAGAGGGGCAGGGTGAGGGTCCTCGCATTGTCCGTCCACTGGAGTTCCCCCGATGGCGCTCTCCGCCCTCGCGCTCTGTTCGCGCGCGCTCATCAAGATCGGCGCCGCGACCATCGCCTCGTTCGACGAAGGCACCGCCGAGGCCGAGGTCGCCGCCAATCTCTACCCCTCCGTGCGTGACGCGCTGCTGTCGGCCTATCCGTGGAGCTTCGCCACCGCCCAGGCATCGCTGCCGCGGCTCGCGGCCGCGCCGATGGCCGACTACGCGCATGCCTTCCAGCTGCCGCCCGACTTCCTGCGCGCGCTCTCGGCCGGCCGCGCCGGCCAGGGCCGCGGCGTGCCCTACCGGATCGCCGAGAACCGCCTGCACGCCGATCCGCCCGGGATCGTGCTGACCTACATCTTCCGTCCGCCCGAGCAGTCCTTCCCGCCGTTCTTCGACGGCGCGCTGATCGCGCGGCT